AGACCTTTGAACTTCTCAACAGACCAACGACCGTTAGCATCAACATCTAAGTCGAATACGCCAGCAGCAGCAGTGTTTGTAGCACCAGTTTCAGCAGTAAGATAAATTGTACGAACTACTTCACGGTTGATTTCGGTTAGGATCTCAGTTTGAAGGATGTTAGCCAATTCAGTCTCTGCGTCAAGTCCGTGTACAGCTTTAAGATCTTGAGCAAGCTCAGTAGTGTACTCAGCTTTCAAAGCACGAGTCTTAGCAGAAACAGTTACTTTCTCAATTGAGAAGGCCATTTCGCCATAAGGTGTTCCAGCTTCGCCTAATGCTTCAGCAGCGCCTGTGTCCATACCAGTACCTGAAGTAACAAGTGCAGGGTTAGCGTTAGGAATTGTATTAGCGTGAGTACCTGCACCAGATGCAGAAGTATCAGCTTCGCCGTAAAATGCTTCAGCTCCACCTTGAGTACCCATGCGAGCACGCATAGCAAAGATCAGACCAGTAGGTCCAGTCATTGGCTGTACGCCACAGATGTCATAAGCAATCATGTTAGGAACAGCACGTCTTACAAGACTGATTAGGATTGGATCGTAACCAGCAGTAGGACCAGCAGCAGCAGAACCGCCACCGAAGCCGCCAGTACCAGCATCGTTAGTAGGTGATTCAGAAAGCAAGCTTGTCATGTTAGCAGAAAGGTCGCCAGTTTCAGCGAGGGCACGTTCTGTGTTCTCAAGAATAGTAGCTGTTACAGCTTTCTTATGCTTGTCAGTAATTGGTGCAAAAGATGCATGCTCTAGGATAGGGCTCCACTTTTCCACAAGTTTTTGATAGTTATTCATATCTATCTCCTTTGATAAATGAATTAATTTTTAAATTAAGTTTAAGTTTCAAAACCAGAATTAATTATTCTTTCTTGTGTCGAACGCCTCAACAAGAGCATTAATAGAAGTGTAATCAGAAGTTGGTTTGGTTACTTCCTGTTCTTCTAGAATAATTTCGTCAGTCTCAGCTTGAACGTCATGTTTCTCAACAATAACTTTGTCGCTGAAGAACGACTCCTTAATTACCTGAAGATTCTCTGCATAAGCAGGAACGTCTTCAACATCAAGTTTCTCAGACAATGTTCTCAAACGTTCTACCTGATTTTCAGATAAACCTTCTGAGAGACCGTCAAATACTTTCGCTGCTTTGAAAGATGCAATTTCTTTCTGCAAGTCAATGTTCTCATTTACTAGACCATTAGCTTTATCTTCCAAGTCAGATACTTGTCCTTCTAGTGATTCAACAACATCAACAGTTTCTTCAGAAACGGCAACGTTATGTTCCACGAATAAGTTCTTTAGACCAGACATTAATGATTCTGCCATCTCAACCTTAATACCGGCTTCGATTGCGATTTCATTCTCGCCCATCCATTCAGTAACAACGTAATCAAGATACTTATCAACATTCTCTGAAATAGTATCTAGCTTCTCGGTTACTGCTTCTTCCAAAGTAGCATCTAAAGAAGCTGTCAATTCTTCACGAATTGTTTCTTCTCTTTTGCTTACTTCTTCATTCAGCGCAGCTTCAAAAACCAAAGTGATTTTGGATTTGAAATCTTCTGATAAATCTTCACCTTCGATGATTGACTCAATTGAAGACTCGATAACTACTTCTTCAATAGTCTCTACATCTTCTACTGCTACGTCTTCAGTTGCTGGGGTTTTAATTGCTTCGCCAGCGCCTTTAGGCTCATCAGTTTTGGTCTTCTTTAATTTGTCCTTTTTACCTTCTCCACCTTCTGGTGTTACAGGGGTAGGAACGGTTGAAACACCATCGTCGGAAACGAATTTTGCGTCTGCCATGTTATTCTCCTTTTTAATTTGTTATTAACAAATATTGGTTTTATATTTAATTAACTGTTTTATTTATAAAAGTTTAGTTTCTCAAAGAACGGACGAATGATTCAAACATTTTCGCGGCCGTTACTTCGTCAATAGTCTTAGTTATACGATTATACTTTTTCTCGGCAATCTTAGCAATTTCCTCAACCATTTGAGTGGCTTGCCAATTACCTGAAGCTATATCGTAATAATACTCTACGTTTTCCATGATACCATTTACAAACGCATTTGGTGCAGACGGATCGGTAACAATATCAACAGTAGAGAGGTGGAAATCTTTCTGTACTTCCATTACACCATCTTTACCTGCCTTGACCGAACCAAGACCGCGAGTCGAAACTCCAATCTTAACGCCTTCATCCAATAAGCTTTTTACAATTTCACCCATAGGGGTACCAAGGATTTTAGCCTTGCCGTAGAAATCGTTTCCTTCACGACGCATTTCAGTTATAAGATGCGAAACGCGATCGCCATTGATCTGAGGACCATCAGGATGCCCTAATTCTCCAAGTGCACGTTTAGTTTGAATGAACTCTTTATTGTATCGAGCCATCTCAGTTTCTAAAGTTGCGCTAGGATAAATTCTTCCATTGCGATTTTTAATATCGCCTTGCATGAAGATACCTTCGATATAGTAATTCTTACCGCCGCCTTCTTTAGCTTCGGTAATTACCTCGAGTTCTTCAAGATGTTCTGTTATTAAATTCATAATTGTTTCCTTGTAAATGTATTTATACAACTAAGTATAATGAGCAACACCAACCATTAATACTGCAGAAGCGGCGGTTAAGGTATCTGTAGGATCTTTCTTACAAAATGCTTGCCCAGGACCTGCTGTAAATGTACCAAGAACATCTCCACCAACATTCTTATGAGTAATAAGTATACCTGATGTAGTCGCGTTATATAATCTAACGAGAGTTGCTGTACCAATATTATCAGCGGCTGTTATAGAAGCTTCAGTACCTTTAACTTTAATTACACTAGGCATTATACATTATCCTTTGCGAACGATAGTATTTCGTTATAACCAGCTTCATCAGCGATTAACACACTGTACATTTCGTTTGTATTATTTTCATTCAGGTTCTCAAAAACAATATTCAATAACGAAGCATCTTCTTCAGATATTTCAACAGTTTCGCTGTTTGACAATTCAAACGAACCTGCTTCTATTTCTTCGTAACGACTTGCCTTAGCAAATATCTTTGCTGCTGACAATGGTTTAGCGTTAACCATTTGATCGCCTTTAGCATAAGCATACAATGATTTAACATTTGAGAATACTTCTGCTAACTTATTCTGCCACCACTCTTCAGGATCTTGACCTTCTGTTTTCAGATAGTCTCCAATCTCTTCAGCGGCGTAACAAACAAAATGTAGTTGCTTCATCATCATTGGGATTTCTTGCTGGGGACTCTCAAGCAATTCATCTTCTGTAGAAACTTTATCTAACATTTCTTTGAACGTTAACGATATGGTTTTACCGTTTGAATCTTTAATAGTAACTTGTGAAGGCTTCGGCTTAGATTGCTTTTCTAGAGTATCAGCAGAATCTGTATCGGATTCTTGTTTGATGTCAGCTTTCTTTGCTGGTACTTTAGGCTTCTTTTCAGCTTTAAGAGTATCACTATCGCCACAAGCAGATTCTTCCTGATCATCTTCAGGCTTCTTATCTTCAGGCTTCTTAGCATTTACACCAAGAATTTCTGTAATTGATTTCTTATCGGATTCAGCTGATTCACGCGTTGTTGGTAAAGCAATCAGCGGTAAAGTTTGAACCTTCTTAGGCTTTTTATAAGCTTGGTCGTAATCTTTCTCGTCGTCAACTTTATCTGCAATACGCTTGCCTGATTTAATACCATCAATATCACCAGTAAACTGGCTATCTAAAGCAACAGGATGGGGGATTACCTCGATCGTATGCTGATCCTTAAAGCGCTTCTCTTCAGGTGCCTTGGGGTCGATGGCTACCTCGGAAACAAGATCTTTAAAATTTTTCATGTTTAGTCCCTAATATTTAATTTATTTACTTATTTATATTAAAACGGATCATCTGAGTCGGAATGTCCACCGAGGGCTTTTTCTTCCGCGATTTGTTCTTCCATTTTAGTTATATCTTCGTCTGTCATTTGAAGTACATTACGTGTAATCCACTGATGAGAGAAATACTTTCCAGTATACTCAGATATATCTCTGAGAGTATTCAATCGCTCTCTCAAAATTTCAGCTTCTTTTAATTCTTCAAAATAATTATCTTTAACAAAGTCATATCTTAAATCATTTCTGATCTCATTAAATTCCTCAGGTGTTAAAATACCTTTTAGAATCAATTGCTTTTCTAATACAGTATTAAATATCCATGAAAAACGCGATCGGATCCTTCTAATAAATTTACCAAACTTTAATTCATCACGTGTCATCTCTGAAGTTCTGCCAAAGCTTGACATTGCTTCTGGCTCTAAACGAGATAATGGTACCTTCAACGCCTTATATAGTTTGCGCTGAAAGTACTCTAAATTTTCGTTGTTACTCAACCCAGGTGCATTACCACCAGCAAGAGTATCTACTTCTGTTGACCTTTCACCACCTCTACGTGGAAACCAAAAATCTTCGGTCATGGTCATCATTTTCTTAGAATCAGATATTTCACCACTACTAGAATTATACTGTAGCTTATTCTTATGGCGAGCCATCATATCTCTTAAATACTGCTCTGCTTTATTCTTAGGTAAGTTACCTACATCAATATAAAAGATTCTGCGTTCTGGTGCTCTAGTTAACGTATAGATGACAACAGCATCTTCTAACATACGTAACTGATTCAAACCTTTAATCGCAGGATGTAGGTGAGATAGTACTAAAGCATTATTCTCACTCATCAATCCTGAAGTAACTCTAGCAATAGAATCCTTGGATATCTTAATTCCCGACGTGCTGCTAGCAGGTCCGCCTGCTCCTGTACTTGAATTCAGAAACCCTGATTCAGAATACATGTAATACTCATTCTTAACCGACTTAATCGGAACACCAGAATGAGGATCCTTTCCTTTCTTATCAACTTCACGTATTAACTTTAGCTTACGTGGATCAACATATCGTAATTCAATAACACCTTTCTTGATGTCTTTAGGATCAATTACGATATGGTAATTAAGTCTTCCATCTACGTAGAACTTTTGAAACATATCATACGCGTTATTAGTAAAATCAAATAACGCAAGTATAGTATCAAATTCTTTTACAATTGATTTCTTTACTTTATCAGATAGATCTGTTTCACCCAAACTGACTTCAACAACTCTATCATTAGTATCGACACTAATTGCTTCGTTAACTATATCATCTACAGCAACATTAATCTCAGGCTGCATCGCCATAGCACGATATTTTGTAATAAGTTCAGACTCTGTTTTAGCAGAACCTTCCATATCCAATATCGTATTATAAAAACCACCGAGCGCATTACCAACCGTAATCGCTCCATCATCGTTAGAGGGTTCGGCAAAAGATACTGGTAAACTAGTATCTTCTTCTGTCCTCTTTATATCAAAGCCGAAAATCTTCAAAATGTCACCTTTTATTATATAAAATTATGTAGTTGGATTTCCAGTAGTACCTTCAACCTTCCATAGGTCGTATGCAAAGGTAACACCGAATTCCTGAATCGTATCATTACTAGACCAATCCATAGTGATCGCGTCTGTACTGACTGGGAACAATCCTTCAAACACGTACGTACGAATCGCCGTACCGTCTTTGCTGTATTGAGTAATCAATGCATTGGATTTATAATCTTGTGGTAACGCTCTAGTGTTTGAATCATGCGAGTTAATCGCGTTGAGCCAAGCTTCTATTGAGTTACGTACCAAGAAGTCTTCGTCGTTAATGATTGTAACTGCCCAATCTGCAAACGTTCTATCACCAGCATATTTAACCTGTCTGCCAAAATATGGAACAGTGAATTGCCCTACTGTACTTTCGGGCAATCCAGCTGTCTTAATCATAAACGGCGCCTTAAAATCGGCTGACGGATCAATAGGGTTCAGAATTTGCACTTGGAATAGATTGGAACGAGCACCACCGCCGGTAAGCTGTGATTTAAACTCATTTATATTAAATGCCATTCTTATTCTCCTTTATATTTTATATATTTATTAAGTTAGTGAACCAACAATTTCTTCAAACTCAACACCGCTGCGAGTAGCAACAAATGTAAGCTCAATGTTATTGATTGAACGTGCAGGCTTAATAAAGATATTAGCTCTGAATTTACCTTGGTCAATGACGGCAGGAGTATTTACAGTTGCATCAGATATGACTCTGAAATCAACGATTCCGCGCCTACCTTGAATATCACGTAGGAATGGTTCAACAATTCCTTTAAACTGTGCTTGAGTGAATTCGTCGTTCAATTCAAACAAGAACGATTGCGCTGCATTAGCAATTGATTTCTCAACAGCAATAAACAATCTACGAACGTTAATTCTATCGAAAGCACTGTTCTGACCTAAACCAGTCTTATCACCAAACAGTACAATTCCTTGTCCTACTTGACTCATTACTGGGTTAACTTCATTGCTATACAATTGATCTCTTTGAGCTTTATTAGGATTGAACGCAAGTTTAACAACATTCTTGATTACGCCCTTGCGGAAACCAGCAGGAGATTCGTAAGCTTCAACTCTCGAAGCAAGACCAGCAACATCACCGTTAAGCGGAGTGTATCTATAAACATCGTTATAACGATCGTATCTATACTTATAACCTGAATCAATTACTGAGTAAGAAGATGAAGGTAACGAGTTACGATAGTCAATTACGTTGGATAACATTTTTTCTGTCTTGCTTTCATCAACAACGTCTGAACTAGCCGGTGAGATAAACGCAATACAATCTTTTCTGTAATCTGCAACATTCGAGATAATGTACGTAGCAAGATTACCTGCGCTATCACCTTTACCTTGAAGTACAAAAGAAACATCAATTTCGTTTGCTGATTTAAATAAATCGTAACCACCGGCAAGATCTGCTAGAGTTGCATCTGATTCTGTTCTACCTGCTACTGCCCCGGCTAATGATTCATAAGATGAAGTAGAGGTGTTAGCTTCAAAGTGAGCAGTGTTTGCTACCTGAACCCATGCAGACTCTTGAGTAATTATATCTTTATAATAATTAGTCTTACCACTTGATAATTTAGCAGAAGTTGTTGTAGATACATCAGTATATAGTTCTAAGACCGAATCAGCAGCACCGCTAATTGCACCGTCTTGGTCAATAACAGCAATGTGATAGTTTCCATCTTGAGGCTTTTTGGCAAACAAACCTGACCATGCCCACTTTCTATCAATCTTCAACTTATTTAAACTAGTTTCAGGTAAAGTATATTTACCATTGAAAGTAATATCGTAACTGTATGCTGCAATTAATGCATCGTCAGTTTCAACAGTACCACCAGCGTTTCTTGCTTCTTCAGCAATTGAGGCAACAGGAATATTTTGATATCCTACTGAGTTGTTACCGATAACGAATACGTCGTCAATATCAATGTCTGCAATTGGTAACTTGTTAGC